TAACGTGTGGTATTCTAAAAAATTTTATTATATAAAAAAAGACACATACCCGAAAGTGATAACGGTTATGTGCCTTATTGTTTTTTGCAATGCTGTTTTTTCACAGTCCACGAGTAAAATTTGTACCCTAATTAGATTGTTCATATTCTCAAACTACAAGCGGTTTATTGCCTCTTGCAAGTATTTTTACTACCTTATGAGTTTGAATAAAAACAAATTTTATGAATGTGCAATATTAAGGATGATTACAGTATATGAATGATAATTTTAAGTGTATATACAAAATTCTGAGTACACTCGAAACTGCTATGGATTATTCTGATTTTGATGTTTCTCAGATTGATCACAACCGACAGGAAATAAGCAAGGAGCGTTGGAACAGATATATTGAAATACTTTCCGACTCAGGCCATGTTAAAGGAGTCAGAACTTCAAAATATCTCTCGGGTGACGTCAGTGTTGATTGTACAAATATCCGCATTACTCTCAAGGGATTGGAATATTTAACTGAAAATTCAATTATGCAGCGTTTCTCAAACTTGCTAAAGGTATAAAGGACTTTGTTCCCGGTATATAATCAGCAAACTGTAAATTGTACCGTATTTGTCTTGTATTAGCTTTTGTTGCTAAAAGGTAAAGAGTTACATAGTTGATTGAATAAAAACAAAAGTAAACGAATTTAAAAAGGTATTAAATGGGTATTAAAGGGGTGTTCGAAACATCCCTTTTACTTTTACCCCGAAAATTACAGATTATGGTTATAAGCTCCCGAATTTCGGGGGCTTTTAATATTGCTCAAATATCTGAGCATACACACAATTGCTAAAAAAATGAAAGGAGCAAACAAATGGACTTAATGGAAATTTTAAAAGCCCTGTTTGGTGACTAGGCATTAACCTTTGAACAGTTTGCCGAAAAGGTAAACAATGCGGCAGATGTTAAGCTCGGCAACCTTGCAGGTGGTCAGTATGTCGAAAAGGACAAGTACGATGATGTATCAAATCAGCTTGCAAGTGCAAACGCAAATTTTCTTGAGGCTTTGTCAAGAAAAGTGTGCAAGTTATTTTTCTAACTTACACACTTTATTTTACAAGCTCCAATCCGCTGTTTTGTTATTGCTTGAAGGATTATTATTTACACAGAATTTTATGGGGTGCCGTTTGTTTACAACATTCCTTACTGCGGTGACTTACAAATATCTACTTCAATGAACATGATATTCTTAAAAAATTGTTTCAACTTGCTATTGCAATTTACATCCATTAATTTTTTCTCCAATCAATCTGAATTTTTTAATTCAGGTCGATTGGGGGACTTCTGTTTCTATAAATCATAAGTGCCCTTTCCGCTTTTAATGCAAAAAAAGCAAAAATAATGCCGACAGTCAATAGCATTAAAAGCTATAACTTGTCGGCATTTAAAATCTAAAATTTGACTTTATTTAATCTCCGCAAATATAATCAGTCAACTATGTTATTCAATTCTTCAAATGGTATGTCATGTTCGTTTGCATATTGTTCTGCATATGAGCCTTTTATTCCATAAATTGTGAGCTTATCGCAACCTTCAAAAGCGTTATCTGCAATATATTCTACCTTATCGTAAATGATAATTTTCTCCAACAAGGTGCAATTTTCAAAAGCACCCCATTCAATGCTCTTAATATTTTTAGACAAAACTAACTGTTTTAAGGATATGCAATTACTAAATGCATATCGTTGTATTGCAGTAATATTATCGGGAATATTTATACTTTTTAGTGATGTGCAACCGGAAAAAGCACCGTATGCTATACCACGATCAGCAATATTATCCGGAATTACAAGCGTTTCTAATGAAGAACAGCCTGAAAATGATAAACTTTCAATTTCTTTTACATCACCATTAAAATTAACATTTTTCAGACTTTCACAATTCGTAAAAGAGAATTGTTTTATAGTACTTGGGAGTTGTATGCTTTCTAATGAAATACAATGGTCAAAACATCTGTTAAATATATACTCTATCCCTTCAGAAACAACAATCTCTTTTACTATATCGTTATCCTCAAACATTCCTTTCCTTTCTGCTCCCCACAAATTGTATCCTGTAACATATCCGCCTAAAGCATTTACTTTATGGAAAAATATTGTTGAAGGAATTACAACTTTCTCTGACGGGTAGTTTATCTTTACAATTGTTGCCGATTTATTTGTATATCCATCGGTTTCATATGTGTACCCAAACCACCAATGTTCACTTGAACAGCTTTGCAAAAATATAAATATCACTAACACTACGCACAATATCCCGATAGGTAGTTTATATTTTTTTATTTTTTTCATCATATTAAAATTCTCTTGTAAAAAATATAGTTTTAATTATCAACAAACCGATAATTATTAATTTACAGACTGAATTGTTGTATCCAATTTTTCAAATGGTATGTTATGTTTTTTTGCATACTGTTCTGCATAACTACCCTTCATTCCGCAGATTGTAAGTTTGTCACATCCATCAAAAGCGTTGTCCGCAATGTAATCACATTCATCATAGACATTAATTCTCTCTAAAGAAACGCAATCCCGAAAAGCTCCGTCACCTATTTTTATTAAGTCCTCAGGCAAATTCACTATTTCAAGAGATTTGCAACCATCAAATGTCCAGCTCTCAATAATCCTGACCTTTGACGGAACATCAATAGTTTGCAGAGAAGTACACCATTGAAAAGCGTTTGAACCTATTTCTGATAGCTTGTCGGGTAAATCAATATTTGTAAGTGAAGTACATCCTTGGAAAGCCACACTCTCTATACAATAAACATTTTTTGAAAACTTCACATTTTTTAATGAATAGCAACGAGCAAAAGCATTAGTGCTGATTTTATTAATTTGCTTCGGTAAGTATATTTCTTCAAGCCCGGAACAATCGCTGAAACTAAAGGATTCGGTAATAGTATCTCCGTCAACAATGTTCACTTCCTTTAAATTATCACACCGCACTACGTCAAATGTCGTCATTGTGCCTGGTATAGTAATTTTTTCAAGATTATAGCAATTAGCTATAGCCGGGCCATAAGTTTCCACTACTCCTTCAGGTATTATAATTTCTTTTACAACATTATTTCCCTCAAATACACCTGTAAGAGACACCCCAACTAATGCAGCTTCTTCTACACAACTTAGCTTTTTGACTTTATATGAAGAAATTTCCGAAGGAATTTCAATGGTTTCAGCCAATATATCGGTTTTTATCAATGTAGCGTTTTGATTTTCATCAATTTCAAATGTATATCCTTCAGCAGTTTTTGTTATAGGGTATAGCTCTTTACAACTTGAAAACATTAAAATAAAAACTGTACAAAAAAATATTGCAAATACTATATTTACTCGTATTAATCTAGTTGTTTTCATATATAAAACCTTTCAAAAGTTTGTAGCACTAATTTCAAAGATGAATGAGCAAACATAATTGCTCCTTCATCTTTAGAAATTTATAATGAATCAGTTAATCTGGTTCATATGTTGTCCAAGTATTATCCTTAAACCACACATCTTGTGTAACCAAATGCCCAGGTTGCAATACACCAGGTATCTGTTTATTCTTCGAATCATTGAACATTACTTTCGGATTTTCCACACCATAGATCGTATAGGATAACCAATTATCATCCATTTGACTATTCATGAGAGTACCAGGCCATGACATCAGAATATCATTATCTTCATAGAAGTAAATTCTTGTGTCCCAATATTCCCAATTAGAAGGACGATAAAAATGAACAGTAATTCCCTGTGGTTTCTGGCTATATGCAGTTTCATTTACCACCCACATTTCATCTTCTGTTATTTCAATTCCGGGTTGATTGATACCGGGATGTTGTTGTCTTGTGTCAGGATCGGTAGTGTTGTTATTAAAAATAACCCTTGGATTCTCCAAACCATATATTGTGTAGGTATACCAATTATTACCTCCATCCGGGGACATTTTCTCTCCTGGGAATGGAAGTTCTTGGTCATCATCATTATAATAATAGATATGAGGCTTTGTCAAGAAAAGTGTGTAAGTTTTTTTAAAGTCATAAAAAATTATATTAATGTCTTAAATCATGTGCTCGTATTTTTTAATATGGGCACTGATTTTTTCATTTGCAGCCAGTTGATTTCTGACCATTGCCCAATTTTGAACCTTACTGCCATTCTACTTTTTGTAAAGCTCGGTTGTGCGTAAATAGAACAATTTGAGTAGTGCATTTCATTTGGAAAAGCACCCTTTTTTGTAACTTATCTGAAACTTGAATTTATGCTTTCAACCGCATTGGTTGTACACATAACCTTACGAACGGCACGGCCGTAATCAAAAAGATGCTCGACATGGTTGAAATTTCGTTTCCACACATCAACTGCTCCGTGAAATTGTTTGCTGTGCAAATGGTGAAATACTACATAACGTATTGTGAAATTTTCTGCCTACGCAGAAAGTGAAATGAAATAAATCAGCTCACGCCGTAGGTATTTCACATTCAGAAGGAATATTTCACACGCAAAGCGTCTTTCACAAATCCGTAAGGATTTATTTCACTAAAAAACGACAGGTAAAAACCTGTCGTTTTCTGACTCCCCAAACTTACTTTGTAAGGGAGGAAAGTAACTGCCTCGCATACTACGTTTGGTTCTTAAACAGCACTCGCACAATCCCAGTTCACTAAAAACATTCTCGCCCGATTTAGCAGTAAATTTAGATAAAAAGAAAACAGAGTAGTCAAAAGACTACTCTGTTGTGGCTCCCCCAACTGGGCTCGAACCAGTGACATCATGATTAACAGTCATGCGCTTTATTTTGAAAAAGTCAGTGTTCATCGGCATTTTCGGACTTTTAAAATATCGTCTGTAGTAAATCTGTAGTAACTGTTGAAATTAAAAAAAATATTTGCTTTTTTAAAAAATATTTCAAGAAAACACTTGACATATCACCCAATGAGTGATATAATATAGATACAATAAAGAAAGGGGATACCGAAATGACAAGAATGGAAAATAAAGAAATCACAGTAAAAGATTGTTTTGCTAATAAAGTGGCTAATGAGCTTGGCAGGAACATCACAATGTGCTATGTCTTTGCAATTTTGAAAGAAACAGAAAAAGCCGTATATGCAATGCTTAATGTTGGTTGTTACCAGCGCAAGACAATGTGGATTCCGAAGTCTGTTCTTGTTGAAGAAGATGTTCCCGATGATTCCAACCACAAAGTAATCTATACAGATGACTACGACAAAGCTGTTGAACTCTTCAACGACCATTGGTCAGATTTTATTTGAATGTAAAGGAGAAAACATTATGAAAAAAGAAATTTTAAATTTGATTGAAAGCAATGAGGGCGAATTTGTGTTGAATAACATCAGTTACCTCAGAAGATGGAAAAAATCCGCAATTGGTGAAAGCGTAGACAAGTTAGTCGTTGAATTTGAAAATATCAATAATGTAAATTTCGGAGTAGCGAGCAAAGAAATTGTTGCAAGAGATTACAACGGAATCATCAATGAAATCACGATTGCAACAAAAGAGTATTTGCAAAAAGTGTCAGACGAACTTTGTAGAAATCTAAAATGTGGGTATATAAATTCAAAATAAAAAAGGAGTTAACTCACCTTGAACACTATATTCATTGAAGAATCAGCCTATTCTTATCTGAGAGAATGGGCTGACAAAGACCGATTGAAATATTCCTTAGCCGAACCGTTTTTTCGGAAATGTGAAATACGCAAAAAAGATAATCCTGAATTTGTCCTGTATGTTGAATCGAAAGGGCTTCAAAGAAAATTCTCATTAAAATTCAATAAAAAACTGCTTGTGAAAGGCGAGTTTTTTCCTACTCCCGAAGGGCCGAACGATTTTCAAATTCATTATAAACTCACAGAAGAGGCTGAAATGAGCCAAGAACAGCTTAACGTAATGATGACCTTGATAACATCGTATGTACATACAAACGCTTTTCTATGGTACGGCAACTTTCTCGACCGTGACAAGCGAGAATTTTCGGCAGTCGGAACAAGCCGAAACGGCAACAAAGCAATCGTATTCAGACCGTTTCGTAACCAATTATATGCCGCGTCGGTCGGTCGTCACAGAAGCCCTGAGGGCGTGTTCCAAGTTCGCGGACACTTCCGCCGTTATCAGACCGGCAAGGTCATTTGGATAGATGGCTATCTGAAAGGAGTTGATAAGATTGACGATTAGAGAGGCAAGGCTTAACGCCGGATTAACTCAACAGAGGATGAGCGAAGTTTTTGAAATTCCTAAAAGAACTATTGAAAATTGGGAAGCTGGCAAGCGAAACCCTCCTGCCTATGTCGAAAAGCTCATAATCCGTGAACTCGAAAGGATTGCAACAGAAAATAATAAATAATAACAAATTCCCCTCACACTGTCACTAAAGATAGGTGAGGGGGATTTTTTAGCCGAGTGCCTTTTTAGCATTGGCAATTTTCTTGTCTTTAGACCAGTTGCAATCATTTATAAGATGATAAATTGCATTGATTGTCTTCTCACCTACAATGCCATCAACTGTGACCTTACCTGCTCTCTGTGCCTCTTTTACAGCTTTCAAAGTGCCGTCACCGAAACCGTTTGAGTTGTCAACCTTTGTTTTGATGATTTTCATGTTATAAAGCGTAATTAACTGCTTTTTAAACGCGAGTGTAGCCGTATTGTGTGAGCCATATTTAATCATTTCCTCATTCTCCTTATTTGATGTTTTACCGCCGAGCTGTGCGGTTACTTCGTCTGCAAGATTGCCAAGCCTGTTATAAAGCCAGTCACCTGGGCAAGATTTATTCGCAAACCACCTGTGTACAGTCAAGACCATTTCATTTGACTTTGGTGAATAATTTAGCGTCTTGCTTTCATTACCAAACCAAAGCAGTTTAGTCTTGCCATTACGCTTGCAGATGTCAACGCATAGTGTAATAAGTTTGTTGTACACCTTGCTGTTCATGGTGTACGGAGCTACTGTGTCGCTTGCACATTCGATTGTAACTGCACGCTGGTCATTTGCGTTTGATGAACTACACCAAGAGCGGTTGCTCTCATCGACACAGAGTAACACTCTGCCGTCATAGCCGATTCCGTAGTTACAGCTTGCCTCATTTTTCGTGTTCATAAAGATGTTGCCGAGGGTTTCGACACTGCACTGACCTACAACGCAATGCGGAGTGATTCGGTCAATGCTGTGTGTACGCTTACCGCTGTGATTTGGTGATAATTTAGTGTAATTAACAAGTTTTGAATTACTCATAATTATTCCTCGCTTTCGTTCACTTCGGGCAAACCTGCAATGCTTGTCAACACAGACAACACACCTGCAAGCAGAGATGCCGAGCCTACCGCAACCCAGTTTACATCTGTCATCACGGCAGACACACCGATTGTTGCAATAGCAGTCTGTGCAACAGTCTTAATCGCTCTGACGGCTGTTGCTTTTGCCCATTCTTTGGTAAAAATCTTTTTCATTTTCATTCTTTCCTTTCGTTGTTTTTTTCAAGGTCTTCAATCCGATGATTGGCAACCTTAATTTCTTCGTCCACAACCGCATTGTGCTGTTCAATCGCATATGTGCGCTCAATGAGATTGTTATGTTTTTCAACTTTCTTTTCAAGCTGTTCGATTCGATAGTTTGATATTCGGTTGCTTACACAAATGCCACCAAGTGTGCCAACTAAAGTACCAAACAGCGATATAACAGATACAATTACTTCGGGTGTCATTTTACTTCAATCTCACTTTCGACAGGCTCGTCAACGGTTGGATTGTCGCCCCAAACTGCCATGACAGCATTATAGTATTCATCAGACAGCACCGTTTTGAGCTGTTCTCTGCCCGATTTGCTGTTCATGTATGCGTTGCGGATGTTTCCGCCAACCTGCATTTCTTCACCGTTAAAGGTCAAAAACTGCTGCCTGAGTACCGACACGCTGTCCTTTGTGAGCATATCAAGTGTAATTTTTTCTTTAAGTTCCATTATTTTTACCTCCGTTATTTAATTTTGTACAAGCAAATCACATTAATTTGCTCGCCGTCTGCAAATGTGTAAGCCGTCTTATCCTGAGTCGAAAACTGTAGCCAAGTGTTATTTTTCGGAATGGCAAATTTAAAGAGCTTGCCAAGGTTTGAAATACCAACACAAAAAACATTGTCCTCGGAAATACATTTGTACGGCAAATCAATCAGCAGACACATGCTATTGCCGCCAAGAGATACTGCGTTCATTTTGACCGTTGCACTGACGATTACGATGTCACCAATCGTCTTATATGTACAGTTTGCACTTTTGATTTTATCGGTGACGGTTGAATACGGTGTGAGTATTGATGTACCACTTTCAATATTTGACGAATCGTATTTAGTCGCCAAGGCGGTTTTATCTGCTTTCACAAGCAGAGCGTTGTAAACTGCTCCGCTTGTGAGATAACACGGGCTGTTATTTTTGGGTTCGCTGTCGAACGGCATTGAATCAAGCTTTCGGGCAATACTCTTGTCTGTTTTATCAAGCCTTGCTCCAAGCGAATTTTGACTGCCTCTTGCGTTCTCGACTTCCTTTGTGATTTCCACAATCGAGCTTGCTCCCGGGAAGGCTTTGCTATCATCGTTGATTACGCTTTTTCCTACACGCAAACAAACGGTTTCAGCAGTTATGATTTCATCGCCTTCTGTAAGCACAATATCCATTTTACAAATGCCTGATAATGCAAGCATTGTGTCTGTGAGCGTAACTGTGACTACATTATTTTCTGTGTCAACGATAGCGGCAACGCTGTCCGCAACGATTACATCGTCAACCGTAGCATTGACTTTCGCTGACATCGTAGAGGCAAGGTCAACAGTTTCACCGTTGACGGTAAACGCAAAATCAATAATGCGTGAGCCTTTGTCGCCCTGTCTGACCTCTAAAATTTCGTAGTTTTTACAGCTGTTAATTTCGAGTGTCATTTTTGTATGATTAATGTTCAAATTTTTTCACCTCATTTAACTATATAATCAGATAACTTTGATTTTGGCGTGCCGAGTTCGAGACTGTTCCACCGTTCGAGTACGAAATCATAGTCTGTTTTAATTATTTTTGCTTGCAAGCTATCGTTTTCAGTATCAACATACGCCGTGTCGCATAAATGCAGTCCAAGCATTTCGGTGAGTGCAGGGGGATAGTTAACCTTTACATTGAGCGTAGGCGCTCCGTTTGTGTTTACGAGCTGTCCTCTTAAAACCTGCGCTTGAATATTTAGCTTTTGAATCAAGAAGTCCTTGTTCTCGCCTGTGTGAGCGTTGAAATCCCAGTAACCTGTTTCATCGCCGATGTAGACCGAACCGCCATCTGAAACATCAACCGTTTTCACCTTAATTAGCTTAGATTTATGGGTTTTGAATTCTTGCGGTTGAGAGCAGAGGATGACGTTCTTGTCGTTGTATGTGTCGTGGCAAGTGGCATAAGCTGCAACGTGGGAACAGATATCATCTGAATTAAGCGTTTGCGTAAGACTGCTGATGTTACTTCCCCAGCGCAAATGGCAGTTTGTAACCGCCCCACGTTTTTTTAACAACGATACATTAAAGTTATTGTATTTATATTCACCGCCGAAAACATCAACGAGTGAACCGTCAGCACCGCCCATAAAATCACCAAGAGTACAGGGCGTACAGAAGCCAAGCGTCATAGATGATTTTGTGGTAATATCTGATGTAAATTTGAAATAGTGCTCCCACAAGGTTGCCTGTGGGAACAGCGAATCACCCTCAAAATCACGACCTGTGCAAAGTATATCCCACCATTCCTTTGGAGTATGCACAACATCAGTTTGGTTGGAAGTTTCGACCAAAAAATTGTTATACAAATTGTGCTTGATATGCTTTGCTTTAACCGTAATTGATTTCTTGTCTTTGTACTGCAAATCGTAAATCTCAAAATACTGCGGTTCATCGGTTGGGTTCGGTTTTGCCTTAATGAAATACTGCGTGTCGAGTAAATCAGCACATCTGTCCGTTGTCGATAACTCCATTTCAAGCAAATAATCACCGTTTCGTTCCTCAGTAACTTTACCGCTGATTATTTCCGTAATCCGTCCGAGCAGGTTAAATCTACTTGGGCCAATTGTTTTAAAATCCGATTTATACAATAAAGGGAACATTTTTTATAATCTCCTCCAGTTCGGTCTTATTGACAGCAATGCGTTTTTATATGCAGTTACAACAATTTGATTGTTTCCAACCTTTAATCTAGGAGGTATAGTGCTGTCAACAAAATTAGTTGTACCGTCGGATTTGTGTGCTATATACTGCATGGTTTCACCGTCAAGTATTGCGTAGTCATAACCACCTGTGCACTTCAAATCAAGTGATTCGCCGTTTATGCTAACTTTAGCGATAGCCGTAGTATTATTACCACTAACATTTGTGTTAGTTATAATGATAGTAGGCAAGGATTCATATTGTTCGGGGTTGTGCAAGGAAACCGATTTATTAACCTCAAAATCAATAGTCCGCTGTCCAAGCTCTGAATACCACCACGGCTTACGGTTGAATTTGATTTTTGTTGTAAGTAATGTTGGGAGTTCACGAACAATATCGTCAATATTTGAAATATAAGCCTCGGTGAAATATCCGGGATTGTAAGTATCTTTATACTTTTGATAGCCACGATTTAAAGTCAGCCATTCGATAACGGCCCTCGCAAGGTGCTTTGCTGACAGTTCGGATAAATACGGCAAAAAGGAAATTTCACGCTCAAATTCAACATTTTGCCACCGCCCGTTATCAAGCAAAACATCACCGTCTCTGCACGGGATTTCAACCGTTGAAACATCTCTAACGGGGATTTCGTGCTGTGGCGCTTGTGTGATACGACCGCCGAAATACGATAACCATTTACCTCCGAAATAAAAGTTATGCATATGCTCTCTGCCTCCTTGTTATTTCATCGGCGAGCCGATTGCTCATATCTTCGACAAGGCTGTCAATATCCATATCGTTATTAATTGCAACAGAAGGAATATTGATACTGATGTTGTTAATGATATTAGTGGAATCGTTTTCAAACACTGAGCCTCTGCCTTCACGCTTTGATTGACGATACTCCTCAGCCTCTTGAGCTGTGAGAACTGCCTCACCGGCATCAAGATATGCGGCGAACTTATCATGTGGAACATAATCAATGCCGGCACGGAAACGAGGTAAGGTTACTTCCGGAATCGGATCTATCTCCCAGCCAATCATTGATGTTGCCCAGTTTACGCCTTCCAACAATTTATTAATAATCCAAATAATGCCGTTGATTACATTCTCAACAAATGTAGGCAAAAGGTTAAAAACATTCTTGAAAATGTTAACAACACCGTTCCACGCTTGTTCCCAGTTTCCCGAAAAAACACCTTTTACGAAATCTACAATTCCGTTAAAAATCCCCGAAATCGGTTCAAGAATTTTTTTAACTCCTTTAATTGCACCGCCTAAAACCTCCGAAAAGATTTGCGCCAACCATTCAATCACCGGAACAAGCGCAGGAATAAGAGTTTCAAGCATTTCGCCGAGTAAGTCTAAAACAGGACGGAGTGCATCGAAAACCTGTGAGATGACAGGCGATAACTGCTCAAAAACAGGCTGTAAAGTTTCAACGATGGTGTCGCAGAGCTCGCTGATAATCGGGATAAGAGGTGTTAAAAGGTCATTGAGAAATGTTGCTAAATCCTCAATAATCGGAGTGAGTGCCGCTAAAAGACCGTCGAGCAATACGCTTGCGAGCTGAATAAGCATCTCAATAACGGGCGTTAAAAGCTCTACAAGGGTACCAAACAACGGCATAATTGCCGTTATTAGCTGCATAAAATACGGGAGCAAATCCTGAATGATTTGCAGTAAAGGTGGAAACAGCTGTTCAACAATCTGAACAATGATAGGTGCTAACTGCTCCATAAGCTGAGCAATAAACGGTAGCAACTCCTCAATTAACGGCATTATCTGCTCGAGCATTGACACAATTATCGGTGCTACCTCTTCGCAAATGTTGATTAAAACAGGGGCAAGGTTGTTTGCCACACTCTCAATCAATGGTGAGAGCTGTTCGAGGAGCTTACCGCCAAGACCGATAAGAGAGTTAAGGACAGGCTCGGCGACAGCACCAATCTGAGCCATAGTGTCAGACAACTGCTGATGAGCTCTGTTAGATTCCATTACATCGCCATTTGTTTTCTTGTATTGAGCCGACGCATCAGAATATAGCGATGTGAGGGTGGATGTGATTAACTGCTGTCTTTCTTGTTCTGATGAGCATTTTGCAAGTTTTTCATTAAATTCATCTTCTGACACACCCATCCAGTTAAGAGCATCGGCAAGCGGACCTGTTACCTGTCCAACTTTTGCGGTTTCGTTTGCCGCCTCTGTCAAGCCCTCAATAGGCAAGGAATCACCGAATTGACCGTAAACACCTGTGCAAATCTCTGTCCAACTTTGCAGGTCTTTTGTGGAATCGCAAAGCAATGATAAATGATTAGCCGCCTCAGTTGCCTGTCCGCTGTCACCGACTACGGCATACAAGTCAGAGTAAGTCTGTTTTGCATCTGCCGCTGTAAATTTGTTGGTGGTGAAAGCTGTGTCGAGTTTACCCATTTCGGTGCGGTATTCTCTGGTATTTTCGGCAACTGACGATAATGCTCCGACACCTGCCGCCGCACCTCCGACCATTGCCGCTCCCCATTTGCCTGCGGTTTTGATACCGTTACCTAAGGTTTCGGCAACACCTTTACCTTTTTTCTCGGTTTCGGCGATTGATTTATTTGCCTCATCGTTATTAACAAAAATCGAGCCGAATAACTTAAATATTTCAACAGCCATTAGCTACACCTCCTCCCATTTATAATTGTCAAGGTAGTTTTCAACCGTTTTTTCAATTTCCTCTGTATTGACCGTATCAACAATGTTGTCAGACCGTGTCGAGCCTGTTGCCTTGTTAACGAAATCCGTGTACGACAAGCCTGTGAAATTTCCCACAACAGTCAAAATATAGGCTTTGTAAAGCAATTCGTCATTACGGTCATTTATAGCATTTTTGATAATCTCGACAGCCTCAGAAAAAGACAGCTCATGCAGTACGGCAGTATTACCACAACAATACTGCATGAGCATTCCAAATGTTCTTACTTCAAGGCTGAGAGCGAGGTAAAAAAACTTTTAATATCATTCTCTCTGATGATTTTCTTTACATCGCTGAGGACTTCGGGGATACTTAATTTACTCACCTCATCGGAAGTAATGTCGCCTCTGATGTCGGCCAGCAATGAATAAAATTCCTGTTCTGTTTCTTTGTTCGACAAAGAAGTCAACAGCGTAATCACAAATTCAAGGCCGACCGCTTCGGTGTTGACTGTTTCATCTTTACTGTTATTTTTGACAGCAATGCGATTTGCGAAATCTGCAATTTCCTCTTTGATGTCTGCTTTTTTGATAATGCGAGCAAGAGTAAATGCGTCTTTAATGCTTAATTTTCTCATAATTATGCCTCCGTTGCTTCCACTGTTTCCGTTTTTTCTGTCGGTCTGAAAATCTTAAACGGTGGCTTGATTTCCTCGTCCGAATCATAAGCCTCGGGTGAAAGGTTACCGTAAAACTGAGCTTCTACCTTGCCGTTGTCTTTGTCGGCAATTGCAAGTGTAAGACCGTTCTCATTGAAGCCGTTGAACACCTGAATAATACACGGCTTATCCTCCCCGAGGAGGCAGCCTACCCAAGTGATATTCTTAATGTAGTCACCGTCAAGAATAACATCTCTACCCGTGATTACATCGTAGCCTACGACCTTTTCGTCTGTGCCTTTGTCGGCAATTCCAAGGCCATAAATGAAGTTCTGGGTAGTCATCTCAGCAAGTGTTGCCTTGATGTAAACTTCCCAACCGTCAACTACTGTGTCGCCTTTAGTTCTTGTTTTTACGCCGTCAAATTCAAGGCGTCTGAGTGTCGGCTTTGCGGAAAATTCACCGCCTTTGATTGTTACACCAAGACACTTACCTGCCTTTTTGGCACTTGCATATGTGTCCGTAGCAGGATCGTAATTTACAAAAAACGCACCTGCGTCAAGTAACATACGGTCAGCCGTCTTATTGCTGTAACCGCTGTACGGTTTAATCTTTCGTGGCTTAACTGCTGCCATTTCAATCGTCCTCTCTTTCATAAACCCTCAATTCAAGGGTTGCCATTATTCTATTTATTGTTTTGTCCGATTCGGCGACATACTGCCTGTCGCCGTTGTTGTAAAACTTGTAATGCCGTTTACCCTGTGTATAGGTTGCTCTCGCAATATCCGAATAGATTTCATCCACAATATTGTCGATTTTCTCGGTGGTGAACCTATCGTACAGATTAAGCGTAACAAGATATTTCTTGTACGGCTCGTCGGTGTAAAGCTGTTTCAGTTCGTAAACAAGCCTCGGGAAGCCGTCACCAACCATAAAAAATGAGGGGACATACTGCGACAAAACCGCATTTAATAAATTTTTAATGCTATTCACCGCTGTATTCCCCCTCACTGATTTTTCGTTCTGCCTCTTCTGTGCCTACGGCACTGAGGTACTGTTGTTCAATTTTTATGATGTCTTTGATGTTACTTTCGGCGGCATCACTTAACGCTCCGATTTTTGGGTATTTATTCGTGCCAATCTCTTGGTACAGTCCATAGAATCCGCCCGGTTTGAAGCCTACCTGCAGGTCAGGAATTTTTTGCTTTGAGCGTACCCAATACTGTGTGTTTTTCGCTAAGCGTCCCGTCCTGCGTTTTATTTTTTGTCGTGACCGTTTACATACCAACTTGCCAACATCACGCAGAGCGGCTCGTTCAAGCTCTTTGAGCGTATATTGAATACGGTCAACATTGCTGATTATCTCAACGCCGTTTTTTGTGATTTTAACTGCTTTAGGAAGTGACATTGTTTTCACCTACCACATCCGTTAAATACAGCTCCGTACGCTCTGTGCCTTTAATCTCATACGCACGATAAATCTTGAACCTCTTATTTTCGAGATAACAAAATTCTTCATTGTGGTACTCGAACGAGTTGACTTCAAGCATACATTCGGGTTTCAACCCGTTCGCCTGTGCCTGAAAAAATTCAGATTGTCGAACATATTTGCGTTGTGCATAAATCGTTCGGAGTTTTTCCTGATACACAATTTCGCCGATATCATTGGTTGTTTGCCCTGACTTTTCAACAAGTTTAACAAGAGTATCTGCATTCATTCTGTTTGCGCTCCTCTCGCCGCCATTGCATCGCGCAATTCTTCGTAATGCCGTGCCCATTCGCTGTCGGCGGTAACCGAAAAATAAGCACGGCAATAGAATTTGATCGCCTGCATAACAAGTGCAGTTGAGTTTTTGTCGTTGACGTCAACTCCTGCACCTGCCATGTCACTTTTGGCAGAATCAATGAGGGCAGATATTTCATCGTCAAACAGCACCGTATTGATACGGAGCGAAACCTTTACGGCTTCAATTTCATTAGATACTGCCATAATTCAAACCTCTTTTAAGCGCTCTTTTTTACGAGTTTTACAAGGCTGTGAGTATCCACGACCTTACCGTCTGCAAGCATTACGGCTTTAAGGACTGTGTTATCGGTGTCGTCCTCTTCGTACTTCTTGACGCTTAAGCCCATTACCTCGTTGAAGATGTAATCGTTAAGATTGAACATCATCGCAAAGGTTGTGTCGGCTGAAACCGTGTCAGCATACGAATCCATATAGCCGTCTGTTGGGATAACAGCACGACCAAAAAGTGAGAGTGACGGCTTGCCGTTAAGTCCTTCGGACATACGAGCGACAGGCTGACCGTTGCTGTCTGTAATGCCCATAAATGCAAAGAATGACTTCTTTGTCATCAGCCATACAGCATCATCGTATGCAGCAGGAAGAGCCGCCTCAGCCGAGCAAAGTGTTGAATATGTAAGCTTGCCGGTTTTTGCAATCTCGATTGTCTGGCCTTCAGGGGGAGTGCAAGAAAGAATGCCGGTTGGCGAACCTGAACCCGAACCCTTAACGATTGCCATTTCGCAAGCCTTAACAACTGCGGTCTTGATCTGGTCGATAAACTGTGATTCAAAAGTGTCAAGCGCCGTTTTGGTCATAAAGAGCGAGAACGCAACCTTGCATTCAAGCTTATAGCCGGCAAAGACAACCTTGTCAGTAGTTACCTGCTGCTGGTCTGAACCCTTTTCCTCATCAACCCAGCTTGCTGTCGGGCGGATGTTCTGTGTAGGGATAAGGAGTGCTGTCGGATAAGCCGTCTTGAACACTCTTGCGTAAATTTCGCCGATTTTTTCAAGTTCAACGATTAAACGCTGATACATTGTGGTCGGCACAATAGCCGCCGCAGTGCTTGATGTGGTCTGTGATGCCACATTCATAAACTTCTGTGGCACGGGTACACCGTTCTGAATATAGTTAGCGAATGCTTTTCTGTATTCAAGTGTCGCGTACATGTCTGTTACCTGTTCGCCCTCATCTGTGAGGTCAATTTTTGTTTTGTGATTTTCAAATGGCGCAGGCATTTTAATTCCCTCCTCTGCATTTTTATTTGCCTTATTCACGGCAGAATTTTCAAACTCACTGTCGAGCTTATCAATCTGCTGTGTAATCTCTTTCGCCTCGGCGAGCTTGTTTTCTGCAATGAGCTTTTTTGCCTTGTCATAAAGAGCATTTCTCTTGTTGAGATATTCCTGTTTGTTCATTCTTCTTCAACTTCCTTTCGTTTGAGTAATTCAAGTTTTGCTGTAAGCTGTGTTTTTTCGTCCCTCATCTGTTTGATGATTGTATCAGGGATAAGACCACTAAGGCTTGCCGCAAGTTTAACCTCTTTTGGCTTTTCAGCATATTCTGCGACCTTGTCAATAAAACCTTTTTCGACTGCTTCATCAGCAGTGAGCCAAGTTTCCTTGTCCATAAGTCCAATAAGCTCGTCCTCGCTCATACCCGTTTTAAGTCGATAGGCTGTCGCAACGGCTTTACTCGCTTTAAGCAACACGCCTGATTCGTGTGCCATGTCATTGTAATCGCCTGCGGCATAGCTTGAAACATTATGAATCATAAGCATACCTGTTGGCACAATTTCAGATGTGCACGCACAAGCGATGTATGAAGCGGCAGAGGCGGCAAAAATGACCTTGATTGTAGCCTTGCTTTCGGCGAGCATATCGTAAATTTCGGAGGCGGCAAAGATGTCACCACCTGACGAATTGATAACAACCTGTACGCCCTCATCCGCCACTTCGTCAAGCTGTGAGCGAATGTCGGCTGGGCAACAGGAATCTACTCCAAACCAATCGTAAATCCACTTATCATCATTCGTAACGATAGGGCCTTTAATGTCAATTGTTTTCGGCATCGTTTTCACCTCCCTGTCCAAGTGATTTAATTATTAACAGTTCTTCACTGCTAAGCTCCCAGTTATTCATTTCTGTTGCTTCAATTTTCTGCAATTCAGCTTTCTGCAATTCAGCTTTGACACTATCCGAAATCAAAAAACCAGCACCAAAAATAGCCTTTTTCTTCGCTCTTTGTGATTCTAAAGCTCTGATAAAATGGCATTGCGATTTTTTTATTTTTATATCAATGCCATACTTCGCAAAAGGATAAAGTTTAGCACTGGTAATTACGCTATCAGGATAAGAATATTTCGGGAGTTGTTTCTTTATTGCGGCAAGCGTTTTATTATCTGCAAGCTTAACTGCTTTATATAAAGTTGGAGCAGTTCTTATTTGCAAATCAGGATCATCTAAATTTGTAATAAATGATGTATTTACAACTGCACCATTTTCGTATGTAATACTAATGCCGCAAAGAATTGTTGTGTAGTTGCAACTTTTTTTATTGCTAAAAATAGTAAGAGTAGGAGCAAATAAAAAGCATTTAATTTTGTTGCGAGTATAAAAATCTAAAATTTTTGCCAAAAGGCTAAAGGGCGGATTATCAACAACTATTTTTCCCGAATAATCGTAATTTTCGTAGTCGCCTCCGGAATAAAACGGACGGCAAAAAGTGGATTTATCAAGATTGTATTCGTTCGCCACCCAATCGCTTATAGCTTCATAAACTAACGATGGTGTATAACAATCATCTGTTGTTTTCTTGGGTTTAAATTTTTCAACAAAATCTTCATAATTTTTACTCTTCACTTTCTTCACCTCCTTCGTCAACTGCAACTGTATCTAATCTTCTGAGCGGAGTGTCTCCGCCCGGAACAGGAGCAAGACCAAGTGATTCTCGCCATTCATTCGGAAGCATTGCTCCACGGTCTACCATTCCGGCAAAATTCAGTTTTGTTTTAAGGCTTGCAGATTGTAGATTGAACGAACCGACTGCTATGTAATTTCCACAACTTCGCTGACGGCGAGTGAATAGTTTCCGTGTCAGCTCGTTTTTCAACTGAATAATCTTCGGTGAAATCACCGCCTCAAAGTAAGCGTTTTCTTCATCTTCGTTCGCTGTCGATGTGATAATTTTCACATTAGTGTTAAAAAGCTCAAGGATTCTGTTTTTTGTTCTATCCATTTGCAAAGCATTTGGAACATAGTCATTCGGGGTTATCTGATTTGCGTCAACTTTTGCGTCAACTGCCGCAACACCCACGGAACTGTTGCTGATGTTAAGGTAGTTATCAGCAAACGCTTTTGCGTTCTTCTTCAAATCCTCAGGACGCAACGATGAGGTATATTTCAGCAACCATTTAATGACACTTGAATTTCTGATAGCACTGATGATGCCGCTGTCGGTTGTTTCAACAATTTCAAGCAAAGGTGCAAGAGCCTTAAATTTGCCACTTCCGAATATGTCATTTTCAGCGAAATCATCACGCAAATGTATGACATCTTCGGAGGCAAAGCGGTAGGTCTTGCCGTTTGCAAGGATAAATTCATAAACAAGGTTGCCGTTAGTGTCGTACAAGTCCGTAGCTGATTTAGCCGGTATGAAATACAATTCCGTAGGCAAGCCGTTTGTGTCTCTAATGATGAGCCAAAAAGCATTGCCCGATAGCGATAGCTGTGTGCTTGTCCTATACAAAAGCATATCCATTGTTGTGTACGGGTTAGGTTCTTCAAGCAAGAACTTGATGTAAGGTTCGGGATTGATTAAGAGGTCTTTTCTGCCGTCAACGATTGTTTCCCTTATATGCTTAATTGATAATTTTGAAAATCTGAGAGCCTGTGCATTAACGCAAGCTCGGACGGTGTCGGAATCATATGCTCTGTTGCCCCACAAGAAGAAATTTGAATTATTCTGTGTAACAAGTTCAACCCTTGAAAAATTCTTTGTCTTTCTGACATTGCGAACAGAATTTAAAAAGTTCTTAAATTTTCCCATTCTCTCACCTCCTAAACAATGCTTAAATATTCGTCTTCATATTCAAAATATAGCGTGTAAGCGTCAAGCAAAGCCGCAGTACCGTCAATTCGTCTCGTTGACTTTGAGGTCTTAATTGGCTGTATATTACCGTTTCTGTCCTCATCTATTGCAGTATTTGCGAGACACCATTTATCAATTGGATTGTTGTTGTAGATTATTCTTTTCTTGACAAGGTCTGCTTTGAGGGCTTTCATCGGGGCAGACAATGTTTTCTTACCTTGGTGTACAGCTTCCATAACGGTAGGACCGAAAGCGTCAATCATCTGATTAACCCACATCTGAGCTGACCAAGCGTCATAGCCCTCTTTCCACAAGTAAATGTCGTATTCGTCTTGTAACTCTTGATACCACGCTGTTACAACACTTGCGTCAATCTTGTTTCCGGGGCAGGTACGCATAAAGCCCTGTTCTATCCACTTATCATATGGAATTTTGTCCTCGGTTACTTTTTTCTCTACGAGGTCTGCCGGCATCCAGTACATTGACAATACAAAAATATTTTCATTGTCAGGCACTCGGAACAACATCTTGGCCGCCGTAAGGTCGGTTGTGCTTGATAGGTCTGCGCCGCCTATCCCGTAGGTTGGGCGGAGTTCCTTAACATCAAATTTTGTTTCGTTGTTAAGCTCCTCGAAATTGAGCCACGATTCAGTTGATGTTTCGGCTATGTTAAATTCCTTGCATACAAGATTTCGTACAAGTGACGGATTTGCTTGCGCTTTCTTGACCTTGCTTGCAAGGGCATTTCGATTTTTAATAGTGCCAAGTCCGGGATTAGCCTTTTCCCAGCAATCGGGCTTTTCCCATTCTTCACGCTTGTCAAGCTCATAGATAATGTAAAGGCTGTGTTCGTCTTTGTAACCTACATCATCAAACAAGCCGTTCGTGGTGCGGACAGCATCGTCATAGATTTCATCGTAGATGTCCTCTCTGATTTTTCCGGCTGTTGTTGTAACAAGAATAAGCGGTTGGTCTCGCCCGATGGTACCGTCTGCCATAATGTCATACAACTGTCTGCCGTTTTTCCATTGGTGGAGTTCGTCCATAAGGCAACAATGCACATTCAATCCGTCGAGTGTATCTGAATCAGAAGCAAGCGGCTTAAACACTCCGCAGTTGTAATCTTCTGAACTCAATTCATTTAGCAGTGGTTTAATTCGCTTTAGCAGAGTTTCACTCTTGCGAACCATTCGTTTCGCTTCCTGCCATATAATCTTGGCTTGGTCACGCTTTGTGGCGACTGCATACACTTCGGGACCGGGTTCACCGTCACCGATGAGCATATACAAACCAATTGCAGAGGCAAGCAAAGACTTGCCGTTCTTTTTTCCGATAATCAGCACAGATAAGTTATATTGTCTTATACCGTCATCGTCTACAAAGCCAAATGTCGCCGCAAGCCACGCTTTTTCCCACAGTTCCAGCTTTACAAGCTGACCGCCCATTTTGCCTTTACTATGTCGGCAATAGTTTTCAACAAATTCAATGATGTGATTTCCTCGCTTAGCTTCGTAATGATAGCCGTCTGTCGGATTAATCACCTTATCGCTTAAATGTTTGTACCACTTGCGTATCTTGTCGCAAACAGTAACCTTGCCGTTCTTTATCTGCTCGTAATATTCAAGTATCGGATTATAGCTTAATGGATAGCGTTTCAAAGCTTGTCACGCCCCTCGACAAAATCGTCAAAGCCGTCTGTTGTCGCAATCTTTGCCTCGGTCACTTTCGGGAGCATATCGTTGAGCTGTTTGATGTATTTGAGATAGTTGCCGAGCATTGTGTTATACAAATCCGCCTCAGGTCTTTTGCGTGAGTACGGCTCTTGTGTTTCCGACTGTGAAAATAGTTCAGTTAAGCCATAAATCGCAATATCCTGTTGCAGTTCTTTCAGTCTGATTCGAGTGAACGCCGCATTCTCAATGAGACCAACAGCGAGGTCTTTTCTCTTAACTTCTATGTCCTTGTAGATTTCCGTTAATCGCTTTATCTCTCGCTTAATCGCTCTTTGTTCCTTTTGTTCGTCAGTCATTTTACAAGTCACCGTCCTTTCACACAAGTTTTGGGGGGGGAGGGGGGTTATATGTAAGGCGCGCAAAAAATCTAACTGCCCCCCTCGGTCCTACGGTTACCGGTTTCCGATTTTTCAACGGGGGGGATAATCGGTCGGAGCATTCCGCTCTCATCAAAAAAATATTTTTTCGGTTCGCACCCACCTATCCCGTGCCCCGGCAAATCATCGTGACATTTTTTGCACACATATAATAAATTGTCGTAATTGAGAGTAACATCAGGATTGCTTATGTTGCTCTCATTAATCATGATCTTATGGTGCACGATAAAACCGTGTCGCTCTTTACACAGCTGACACAATCCGCCGTCAACAAGCATTCGTTCTGCGATAAAACTTTGTCGGCAGTCCTGCCATTTTTTAGACTTGTAAAATCCTATGGCAAATGCCTTAGCCATACCGTACACCACCAAAAATAAATAGAGCTACAATGCAATTGTCCTCTTGCATCATAACTCTATTTTAAACTATTTTGCGTCCCAAGTAAGGGACTGTTTTTCTAATCCACTAAGCCAAGCAACCAATCCGCCGATGTTGATAATGCCAGAGCTATTCGCTTAACATTATACGCTGACGGTTGACTTGTCCCTGCTATGTAATTGTAAATGTTTGACCGGCTCACTCCGGACTTACGCGCAAGGTCCGAAGGATAAATATTCCGTTCGGTCATTGCTTGCTCAAGCCGTCGAGCGAAAGTTAAATCGAAAGTTCTCATTTAATTATCGTCCTATCATAGCTTTGTACTTGTCAATGTGCTTCTGATAATTTCCGTTTGCTTTTGCTGTTTGAATCACTTGTCGAACCTGAGAAGGATTGCGTTCATAATCTTTTGCAATCTGTTTAACAGATTCACCGAGAAAATCATATTTGCAAAATAGAAATTCAGAAATATCGGTCAATGGTCTGAATGGTATTTTAGATTTTTTAGATGACGCTTTTTTTCTTTCTCTTTCTTTTGCCTTCTCGCTAAGGATTTCTTTCCGGCAAATCGGACAGTATTTTGTTTTAGTGCAAAGTGTAATAACTTCAACTCCGCATCTCTGACAAGTAATTGTTATCGGTTTAGCCGTCAATCTACTTCACGCTCCTTATCCATTTTTGCACCGCAGTTAGGGCAATAATTCTCTTTAATTTTTACCTCTCTACCACACTCAATATGAATCCATCCTTCAAGTTGCCCGTAGGCGTCTCGGATTTCTTCCCACTTACCGTGTTTAACCTCTTGCATATCACACACGGTTGCTTCGTTGGGTTTACTTCCGTCAACTTCGATAATACGCTTAACTGTTTCGGCATTTCGTTTTGA